ATGAATCAAGAACTAGCACTGTCGATTGGCTTTAAAATCAGGGAAACTCGGAAAAAAAAATCAATTAGCCAAGAACAATTAGCCTTATTAACAACGATTGATCGTAGCTATTTGGGGCGAATTGAAAGGGGAGAAGTCAGCATTACTGTTGAAAAACTCTACCAAATCTCACAAACACTCAATGTTAGTGCTAAAATATTACTCCCGTGATAAATATTTTTTGAGAAGGTGAGGAGCTAGTAGATGATCTATCTTCAAGTTAGTTCTTAACTTTACCTCTTCTATAATATCTATAAGTGTTTCTGTATTCTGATGAAGCTGTGACTCCAAATCATCAATTTGAGTGCGCAGATTTTTATTGGTGTCCGTAAGAGCTTGCCTTGTCTTTTTATTCACATAAAGTTGCTGTTCTTTAGTCTTTAGATTTAGTGGCGAAATCTGCTCAGATACATACAGAGATATGAGCTTCTTCCTTTCAGCCGAACTTAAAGTACTAAGCCCACCTGATATATACCCTTTAGCTGTTAGACGATTATGAAGAGTTTTGTGCGAAATAGGGGATTTTTCGAAGCCTTCAATCAACATCATTTGCAATTCTTGTTCGATGACTTCATCTAATTGTTTACCACGTAACATATCAGGCTTCCTTAGTCTCAATTTTTTGCTGTTCTATAGCGAACAGTTCACTTAAGGTTGTTGGTAATTTAGTGATAGCATCACCATAATGAAAAACAGGAACAGGAGTTAAACTATTTTGTCTGCCAAGTGCTTTTGTTTTTAAATCACTTAAATAAAGTATTTTTTGACGTAAATCCTCAAGCATTTCGCTGTAAGATAAATCATGGATTACGATTTGCTCTATATGTGCAAACTCATCTAGCAATTCATTCAGAGTATGTTGTAGAGCTTCTAATTCACCTTTACGGCCAGTTAAAGCAAAGTTTCCACATTGATCCCCTGATTGGCAGGCAAGACGTTTAGGGCAATCATGCACAGCTACTTCACGCATACATCCACCAAAAGGCAAGGGGTGTAAACACGCATGGCGTTGAACTAATGAGTTGGCTAATGATTGATCTTCTTTAACCAATTCATTAAATGACTCTGCGATATCTTGAAAATATTCATCAAAGAAAGATTCCTTTACATAACTCGCTACTTCATTTTTCGAGTCAAAGGTTTGTAAATTCATCTTTAAATTATTTTCTAGATCCAATTTTTCTGAAAAGTACATTATTCCATCATCTTTGATAGAATCAATTGGATATTCTGGCTTGAGTTCTTGCTTAGCATTTTCATAAAGTACCAATTCTTGGTTTTCTAATAAACTAGCTGTGACCTTACGTTGTTTTAACGCTAAGTGTTGATAATACTGGTTTTGCTTGATATCTACACGGCCCATAAGCATTGCTTGCAAATGTTCAGCTAAACCACTGAGAGCGAGAAAAGTATTGATATTGTGTCTTGGGATATGACTGGTAAGCTTGGAATGTTCTGTTTCATTCTCAAGTAAATTATATTTTTCAAAAACAGACCTACTTAAGGAATTTCCAAAAAAGCTATTTATTAACATTCCATTTAGAGGAATGATGTTTGTTTTGTTGATGAAAGCTCTTTGTAGTGTTGCAGATCTAAACTCATGAATAAAAAGTAGATCTTCATAAGCGATTTTTTCTGTTTTTCCTTCATAATTAAAAACATGATCGATAGGATATTCAGAGTCATAATTGGCTAACCCTTTAATAAATTGATTAATATCTTCTTTTAAGTAATATCTTTCAACGCCTTGACCATTTCTAATTTCATTATAAATTGGAATGTTTTTAATGGACTTAATAACAACATCACGTTGTCCAGCTCTACCTTTATAGTTATCTTTTACTCCAAAAATGGTTCCAATGAGATCATCTATTTCAACAAAATCCTGATCAATATCATCAATAGATTTTGGCAAAAAATCTGAACAATTTTTTGACCTGATATAATACAGATGCTCTCTATATTCTTGGGTGAGACCTAATACTGACTGAAATATTGTCTCAACTAAATTTGCAGATAAAGGCTCAACCCAGTGGATTCTAAAGCCAGCTCCTTTCGCACCATGGTATTGAATTCCCAATGTGTATTGCTTGATACCATCTAAAGTTAGATGCTCTTTGGTTACTGGATCAATTATAGGTTGCTTTTTTAATGCATCTGTTTTTAAAAGTATTGCTTCCGTTGAACGTAAACCCGTGACTATGAGTAATAATAAAAGATTCAGAACAATCTTTTCACCATTCGTTTCGCACAAACCAATTAAGGACACAATATTGATAAATGTCCGAATAGAAATCAGCTTCTCTTTATCTAGATCATCTTCATCAAGTTCTAATTGATCTATTAAAGCTTTTGTTTTCTTGGCATTTGGGGTTCTATTCTGGCGATTTATATAGAGGTATTTTTGAGAAAACTCTAAAGGTAGTTCAGTAAAACCGTAATAATTTAACATCTCTTGTAATCTAAGGTATGTACCAGCATGATCAGGAAGATTCGTTTTACTCGAATTTTCTGCCAAAATTTCAAAAGACTTATTTAATATTAATGTAGATAAATAGCAGGGATGTATGCTCTCGATTTTTTCAGAATATAGAGCACTATACCAACGCTTCAGGATTAAAAATTCTGCATATAGTTTTTGAGGTGATGCTTTGGAATTAGATTTACGATAACTAAGAATAAGTACAGATTTAATAAACTCTTGAAAAATAGGATCAATAGTATTGTTTTCGATACCTTTCAATTTTTTAATAGTGCCAAAAGTGAAATGTGTTTTACCACTTCTAGATAACAGCCAACCAGATCCTATCGTACCACCATACCAAGATGAATCGTCCCAATTCCATTTAAAATTAGACTGTAAATTCTGATTAAAGTAATTTTTTTGTTCGTCAATAAAAGCATTATATTTTTCAATGTTCATGAATATCATCCTTCTGTAATGCACAACGAGCTATTACAGATTCAATTTCGAATTTAGTTGACTCATGTACTCGAATCAATGGATTTCTAGATACCCCAATTCCATCTGATAGCTTAATAAGATCATTGATTTCACTTTGTATGCTTTCTAAAACATGATTATGGTTAGCATCTATAAAAGGATGAAAGTACATGCAACCATAGCAATTGCGAACTGGTTGAAATAAACATTTGTCTTCGTAGGAGCACCCACCAATATCATAATGAATTTTGCTACCAATATTTCCTAGTACTTTTTTCTGAAGCCAATCTTTCTTATAAACAAGCCTTCCAGTCAGGAGCATAGCGATCATTTGTTTATACAGAGAATTTTTACCAAGTGCTTGCGCTCTAATTTGAGCAAGTTCAGGGGTAGAGAAAATATAATGTCTAGCAGTTACAACAGAAGAATGACCTAAGATATAAGCAATCTCTTCAGCAGAAGACCCTGCCATAGCCAAACTATAACCAACGTGATGTCTAAAATCTGAAAAGGAGTACTTTTGCCTTATTATTTCACCTGAAAGAACAGCTTTTCTATAGATTTCAGGAGAAAAATCAAATAATTGTGTATTAATAGCTTTCAAACAAAAATGTGCTGAATATGCCCCCATCTCAAATAGTTTATCTTTAGGATTTAATTTAAATCTTTCGATATAAGCCTGAATAATCTCAGCGACTTCTTCTGGCAGTTTTATTGCTATTTTTTCATGTACATAACGTGCTTGTTTTGCATATGGAATTAGTATGCTGTATCGATGGAATTGATCTGTCGTACGAGTAGTATCTATTTTTATGTCTTCAGCGGATAGTTTAGCTAACTGCACAGGCCTAAGACCAGTTACATAAATCAATCCAAGTATGGAAGAATAGAGTAGGGTTTGATTATCAATGTCTTTATTTGAGTTCACTATATTGTGATTTAGCTTTGAAAACCCCTGTTGAATCATTGTGATAATAGGGTAATCGATCGGATCTTCGTACTGTTGATAATATAATTTTGAATTAAAGGCCTTAGGGCGTTCAAGGAATTCCAATTCGTATTCTTGATTAATATCAAAACCATGAAAACCCTCTAAAAACAATAATTTAACTAAAAATTTTAAATTGTAGAAATATGTATGATTGTTAATTTTTGCTAGATTAAGGAGTACGGATTTTAAATTATGAAAGTTGAGTGTTAATTGATTTCTTTTTAAAAATTTAATCGCATATATAAAAGCGTGAAATATAACATCAAGTGAAGATGGTGTATTAGTTTGAATAAAATTTGCCAAAAAATATTTCACTAATTTTATTTCAAACGACAATAGCTTAGAAAAATTCAGCTGAATCCGTTCTCCTGAGTAAGTAAAAGCCCAAACTTCATTAGATGTTTGAATAAACTTACTATCAAACTTATCTGCTCTATGAAACTTAATGATTGTTGGTAAATGCAAAGATTCTATGAGACTAAGATCAGCATCATGGAAAATAATAAATTCACTGGAGCTATCATCATTTTTTTCAAAATCCAGATTAAGTTGAGGCATATTCTTATCATTCATAATTTAACACTGGAATCAATTATCCGAGCCAAGTTCATAAAATTAGCACGTTCTACAATAAAACGTTTACCGTAATATATGGGCATTGCACTTGTAGGAGACCAACCACCTAAGGCTCTTAGATCATCCTGTGCTTTTAGCAGAGCATCACTTACACTTTGTGTTAGATCAGAGTAACTAACATTTTCTTTCTTATACTTCTCAAAAGAAAAGCTTAACATCATATAAGCCCAAGAATGTCTACATACGTGTGGAGTTAGGCGTTCTATTGAATCATAAGCTGAAGTATCAAAACACTCAGGCAACAATGCTTTTAATGAGAAATCTACCTGATCAAATATTTTTTTAACACTGGCATAACTTAAAGCAGAGTAGGGAGGTTTTAAAGATGTAAATAAGATTTGTGAAGGAATTTCTTTTCGGATCTCATTTATATAAATTTGAATAATTCTATAGTCTCGTTCCTGTAGTTTTATTACTCGGTACGAATATTCATTTTTGATTTTTGGCTTTTTCGATCGTTCATCGAACTCATCATCTGTATTTGTAATAATTAAGCTAAAATTATGATTCTGAATTGATTTTTTAATAGAATTAGTTGTTAGTAGCATAAGTTCACCAATTCTAAGACCATAGTTAAGCATGAGATGTATGATCAGAAAATTCCTGAGTTGCACACTTTTAGATCTAAAAGGATTTAATTCATTGCATCTATTAGAGTTGCTCGGTGAAATAACTGAATACAATCCTTTAATCATTTCCTGATTCATACTCTTAAAATTATAATTTATTTCACTTTTAATTGTTTTATTAGCTTTTGAAAAATTATTTATAATTTTTTTCTTTATTGTCATATATTTATTTAAGTTTTCTTTAATTTTTTGAATTTCCTTCAACGTGAGTTGCGGCTGTGATTGGATGCTTAAATATTCATCAATCAAAAAATTGTAAAACTTTAGAAAGGATCTAATTCTATGGCCAATTGTTGTGTAATTGGTATGGTCTGTATGTCTTAGCCGGATAAGATTACTTTCAATTTTTTTATTATTTTCTAAGTAGACAATAAAATTATCAATTTCACTTTGGATGATCTCAAAGTTATAGGATGTCGAGTAGAACGACTCACAAAAAGATGTCGAAAACTTTTCAAACCAAAATTCATACCAAAATTTTATTGCGATTAAATCTGCATGCTGAGTAGAGATACTTTGAAATCTAAGAAATTTCATGGTGTACAGCATAGGGTACAAACATGGACATGATGAATCCAGATCAAACAAAAGAATAATTTGATTTTCGTTTGAAACTTTCTTTTCCAAATGAATTGTTTTTAAAGCAAACATAGTAAAGTTTATGAAGTATTCTTGAGGTCAACATATCATATTTTACAAATGAAATTGAAATTATTTAAGTTATTGAATTTTCGTTTAATAAAAGAAGATATGAAGTTATTATCAGGTATAAGTCATTTAACATAATATACATTATGCGAAATCAGGCTATCTTAGGGCCTAAGTCTTTGTTTACAACGGTTTTAGTCACATTGATCAACGTTGTTTTTGGGAATTGTCCGCTGAACTCAAGGTTAAATTCGAACTCCATTTCGCATGGAAGCTGAATATCTTTAAAGCGTTGATAATTTCCTGCACCTGGCATTTTCTGAACTGCTGCCTTCATGCCATGACCATTTTTAACTGGAACAAGCACATTGAAATTTGTACTGTCATAATTCACACTGCGGCCAGTCTTCTGATCTGTAAATGTGCCTTGGCTTGGGTCAATACCGATTACGGTAAATACTTGTTTTTGGCTCATGGTTTACGCTCCTAAGCGATTTGTTTAAAACGGAATGTTGAAACTGGTTCTACGTACCAATCTGGTGTTTGTTCTTCAAACTTGATTTCGACAAGCTTGATGAACGGAATAATATTGTTCTTATTCTCTACATGAAGGTTCTGAAGATATGCTTTAGAAAAGCCACAAGTAATAAGGTCAGTTAAATAAGTATAAAATTGTGATTTACCACATTCTTTCTTAACTGCGTCATAACCATAGTTTTCTAAATTTCGATAGAAATTTATTAAATTCCTTGATTTAGTCTTAATTAACTTTCCAGATTTAGAGTAAGTATCAAAGACTGAATGTATCTTAGCTTTGATTATTTCATGATCAGTTGTCTTCATAGTTTGACCCTCTAGGGCTTTAAACATATCTTCATTGGCTTTTAGCCATAACTCTTGTAAAAAATTCGGGTTAAGCTCTTGATACTTAATTAATTCAAATAAATTTGTCGGTATACCCAACTTGGTTAACCAAGCCTTTTTCATACCTGTTTCTATACGTAGAAGTCCTCTAACCCATTCTTGAAGTCTTGGGTCTTCCATCACAGCAACAACACGTTCAGCAGCTTTATCTTTACCCTTGGCCAACTTGCGTTGTTCTTCCAGTTGCTCGAAGAATTCTGTTGCCTTGCCATAGAGCTTACGTTGCAGCCACTTTGCACGCTCAGAACCGAAATAAACCGTATTCTTATGTAAAACCGAATGCTTGGACTTGCGTATATACTGGCCTGAGAAATTCCGCATGAAAGCCAGAACACTAGCGACCATATTGTCATCTTTTAAACGTGCTGAATAAGTCACGTCCAAGACCATTACTTCGGCAGATTCAATATGCAACATGCCGTACAAATCAGGATGTGTTTCAAGAAGCCAGCCGAGCATCTCGAAAGCACCCTCTTTAATCAAGTCCGAACCAAAGACGTTATGCCCCTGTAATATCTTTGCAGGAGAGCACTTAAGCTCTACATACGGCCAGTTACAGCCCTCATGCACGAACTTAAAAGCCATCTTTGTGTAAGACGTTGGCAAACGCGAATAAGGATGTCTAAGTATCTGGTGATGTTTCTCCCCTTCCTCATCCTTATAAACTTCCAACGCATCAAACCTGATTGAAAGGTCCAGCAGATCAAAACCGAAAATGCAGTATTTGCCATCCTCTCGTACATCGACGAGTGAAGCATCTACAGGTATTCTCATTTCAATTTTATCTAGCATGATGCAGTGACACAAAGACACATATTTAAACGAAAGATACCATGACACCCTGTGTCAGTGCAACAAGAAGTATACTAAAACATTGGTGACACAATGAGACAGATAATCATGGCTTCAGTACAAATCCGAGTTAGAGATGAATTGGCAGATAAAATTGAGACTACAAAATGGGAAATTAAATATAAATTAAGAATGGAAATACAGAATACTGATATTTTAAATGCCCTTATTTATAAGCACTTAGATAAATTAACTGAAGATGAAGTACTGGAGTATCGAAAGAAATTCTTAGGTAAGGATGACTAAAATGACTATATCTAGTCTAGATAAAGCATATGAAGAAATTTATAAAGTGTTTGATAAAGTAACACCAACAGGTAGATTATCTAAAGTAAAGTCAAATCATATAAGAGCATTTCTATGTGTAGCAGTATGCATTGGACTAGAAAAAATAAAAAAAGATGAGAATCCTAAAGTATTTAATAGATATATTAAGGATTTAGAAAAGTGTGGAATTACAGAAGAATTTATAAGAGAAGAGTTTGAAAAGCAGCAGTTTAAAAACAGAAATAAAAAAGTTGAATTTGTAGAGCTTAAATTTAGTAATGAAACTCCAGCTGATTATATATATCCAAAAAGCACTTTCAGTATGGATAACCTAAAAAATGATAGTGAAAAGTCCTAGTTTCCGGACTAAAGTCCACCACCAGAGATGTGGACTCTCCTACCCAAGTTCACATCTCGCTCTCTCCTCCGCCTCCTCACGCCTCGTACCTCGTTGTCGTCGTTGTTGTCGATCGCGGATGTCGCATAATGCAGATTGATGTTAAATAACACCGATTTGCTTTGGAAATAGTTGCAAATCGGGGCAGAGTAAAACTTGAAGTGCGACATAAACCACCTAATTAATTTAAAGGGTTTATGGAGTATATAAAATTGTCAT